GGTGATGTTGTAACATTCCTCTGTGATAGGGGCGATAGATACTTTAGTTGTCTATAATAAATCAGCAAAATGAGAAAGCATTTAAAACAATTTATCGGATATTACTTTTTAGCTGCATCTGCGTTATTACTCTTTATGGGTGAAACTACAACCGGATTAATTATAGCCATGGCAACCCTTCTTAAAGCACCACCATTTGATTGGGTAGGTAGAATGTACGATTGGGCTGGTAACCTAGCTCATAAATGGGGTATGAAAATAAAGACATGGAAAGATAAACAATCTAAGCCAGTCAGAATAATCGTTACTATTATTGCAATTCTTTTTGCAGCACTAATGATTTACCTAATGCCTTCTGAAGAATGCGCAATCTGTTAATATGAACAATCTAGATAAACAATACCAAGATCTATTAAATGACATCTTACATAAAGGTGTATCAAAAGATGATCGAACTGGCACCGGAACTTATTCTGTATTCGGTAGACAAATCCGCCATAATATGAAAGATGGTTTTCCTCTGCTAACCACAAAGAAGATGGCATGGAAAACTTTAATCACAGAACTACTTTGGTTTTTAAAAGGCGATACTCACATTAAATTCTTATTAGATCATAATTGTCATATATGGGATGGTGATGCTTACGCGGCATATAGAAAATCTGTAGAAACACATTATGAAAAAGGTGGTGATGTTGCAGATAAAAAACAATTTATTGAAGAGGTTAAAAGAGGTCAAGATAAAGACTGGGGAGAACTAGGACCAGTTTATGGTAAACAATGGAGAGGCTGGTTTAATTATGATAGTAATGTAGAACCGGTTTATGTTGACCAGATTCAGAAACTTATTGATGGCATAAAAGAAAATCCAGATTCTAGAAGACACATGGTTAATGCATGGAATGTAGGAGAGCTAGATAAAATGGTTTTACCACCATGCCACTATGGCTTTCAGTGCTATGTTAGAGATGGCAAGTATCTTTCACTAATGTGGAACCAAAGATCAGTAGATACATTCTTAGGTCTTCCGTTTAACATTGCATCGTATGGCCTATTGCTTATGATGATTGCAAAAGAATGTGACTTAATTCCAGATGAACTAATTGGAAACTTTGGAGATGTACATTTATATAAGAATCATGTAGAGCAAGCGATCGAACAAACAAAGAGAGAACCTTATACTTTACCAGATGTTGCAATTAAATCAAATATTAATTTTAAGGCAGCAATGAAAAGAGATTTAGATAAAATTATATGGGAAGACTTTGTTCTTTTAGGTTATCAATACCACCCAACAATTAAAGCAAAACTATCAAACTAATGCCAGATCCTAAAGACGAACCAGATGTAGATCACGATAATAATGAATGGGATTCTATTTCATTACCTAAGACTACTCCAGATTATATAGACGATGATTACGACTATTAAACATGAAAGATAAATTTGACATAGACAAAAAGTTATCAATACTCATAGGACTTTGGATATTAGATAAGCTTATTATCTTAGCAATGTTTTATTGGTTTGAATAGTAATATATTAATATAAGAATACATGAAGTTTAAAAAACTATCAGGCGCTCCACAATTTGAATTAGCACCATACGTTAAAAAATATTTAGAAGATCATAAATACTATAATGTCAAAATGTACATGGGCTGTGACTCTCAAACTAGAAATGGCAAGACTACTTATGCCACAACTTTAGTCTTTCATGTATCTTCTACAGGATGTCATGTTATCTATAAAAAAGAGGTTATGCCTGAAATAAAAGATATGTGGACTAGGCTGTGGAAAGAATGTGAAAAATCTGTTGAGGTAGCTTTGTATCTACGCGAGCATGGCATTGAGATAGATACAATTGATTTAGACTATAATATAGATCCAGCTAAAAAATCTAACAAGCTAGTTAAAGCAGCTGTAGGCTATGTTAGTGGGTTTGGATTTAGATGTAGATATAAACCAGATTTATTACCTGGAGTATATGCAGCAGATAACATTGCAAACTAATAAACAATTAACCAAATTACTATATAATAGTTGTATTAATAAAACAATAAGAATATGCCAATAGCAGACGGATACGATAGCGAAAAAGGTAAAAGATTTCCAGCAAAGAAAAAAGCAACACCATTCTTAGATGAGTTTGGTGAAGATTTAACTAAAGCAGCACATGAAGGAAAGCTTGACCCTATTATCGGAAGAGATCGTGAGATCTATAGAATTTGCCAGATCCTTGCAAGACGTAAAAAGAATAATCCTATTATACTTGGAGATCCAGGTGTAGGTAAGACTGCTATTGTTGAAGCTATAGCACAAAGGATTGTTAGTAAAAAAGTTGCTAGAGTTCTACTTAACAAAAGAGTAATTTCTTTAAACATGACAACCATCGTTGCTGGTACAAAGTATCGTGGTGAATTTGAAGAGAGAATGAAGAACATTGTAGAAGAGCTTAAGATGGCAGATGATGTAATTGTCTTTATTGATGAATTACATACTATCGTTGGAGCTGGTGGAGTTAGTGGAGCACTTGATGCTTCAAATATTCTAAAGCCAGCATTGGCCAGAGGTTCCGTACAATGTATTGGTGCAACTACACTTGATGAATATAGAGAGAATATAGAAGATGATGGAGCTTTAACCAGACGATTCCAAGAGGTGTTTATAGATGCACCAACATTAGAAGAGTCGATTGAAATACTTACAAGAATTAAACATAAGTATGAAGAGCACCATTCAGTAGAATATTCTGCAGAAGCAATTGAAGCCTGTGTAAGAATGTCAGAAAGATATATTAAATCAAGAGAATTACCGGACAAAGCTATTGACTTACTAGATGAAGCAGGGGCGAGAACGCATTTACTAGAGGTTAAAGTTCCGGCTAAGATTAAGACACTTGAAAAAGAATGTGAGTTAACTAAAGATAAAAAGAAGGCTGCAGTAGAGAAACAAGATTATGAAGTTGCTGCTGCACTTAGAGATGAACAAATATCTTTAGAAGCTAAAGTACTAGACGAGACTCAAAAATGGGAAGCTGGTCTAAAGACTAAAAAGAGACAAGTTACTATTGATGATATTTGCGAAACTGTATCTATGCAAACAGGTATTCCTGTCACGCGTTTAGGCGCCGATGACATGAAGATGATTAAAGGTATGGCTGATTATATTAAAGAATCTATCATAGGACAAGATCGCGCTGTAGAGTCTTTAGCAAAAGTAATTAAAAGATCTAGAACTGGAGTTGCATCTTCAAAGCAACCTACTGGTTCATTCATGTTTTTAGGTCCAACTGGAGTTGGTAAAACAGAAACTGTTAAGGCACTTTCAGAATATATGTTTGGCGATACTGATGCAATGATTAGAATTGACATGTCAGAGTATCAAGAAAAGTTTAATGTATCTAGATTGATTGGAGCTCCTCCGGGATATGTAGGCCATGATGATGGTGGTCAATTAACTGAAGCAGTAAGACGTAAACCTTATTCGGTAGTCTTATTCGATGAGATTGAAAAAGCACACCCAGATATTTTTAATACTTTACTCCAAGTTCTTGACGAAGGTAGATTAACAGATTCTAATGGTAGGGTGGTAGACTTCACTAATACCATAATAGTAATGACATCTAATGTTGGTGCAAGAAAGCTTGCAGACTTTGGAACTGGTATTGGATTCTCTACCTCATCTTCAATGTTAGGAGAACAAGCTAAGATGGATGGTATTATTAAGAAAGAGCTTAAGAATAAATTTAGCCCAGAATTCTTAAACAGATTATCCGATATTGTTTTATTCGATCAACTTCAAGCTGGAGATATAATTAAAATTGTAGATATTGAGCTTAATAAGTTTATTGCTAGAATGGGTAGACAAGGTTATACTTTTAAATTTAATAAGAACGCAAAAGAGTTTTTAGCAAAAGAAGGTTACGATCAAGCATACGGTGCAAGACCAATTAAAAGAGCTATTCAAAAATACGTTGAAGATGTTGCAGCAGATGCAATGTTAGATGGTTGTTTAAAAGAAGGACAAACTTACACAATATCTAAAGACAAGAAAGAGAATAAGCTTATTTGTAAGTAAACCTTTTTGCATTTATTCATATAACTACTATAGTTATTTAAAATATACAACATGAGTTTTTCAAACACTTTCATTAACATTATTAATCATATCGAAGGACAGAATCAATCTGCAGATCCAAGAGGTCTAAAAGTTAAAGAGTCGATTCTTTCAAACTTCGTTATAGATCCTAAAGAACCAATCGCAAACTTTGATAAAAGAAAGTTTAATTGGAAATATTTAGCAGGTGAATTAGCATGGTATTTAGACCAAGATAGAGACGTAGACTTTATTGGTTCATTCTCTAACTTTTGGGGTACACTAACTAACCCAGGTACAAATGAAATTAATTCTAACTATGGTTCTTTAATTTTTAACAAAGAACAATTTGGTTGGGTTATTGATTCGCTTGTTGCTGATAAGAATAGCAGGCAGGCTATTATGTTCTTTAATCAACCTAAGTTTCAGTTCGAAGGTAATAAAGATTTTGTCTGTACAATGTACGCTAATTTCTTTATTAGAGATAACAAACTAAATATGAAAGTTCAAATGAGATCTAATGATATATTCTATGGTCTTACATTTGATGCACCTTTCTTTTCATTCTTGTTGCAATCTGTACATATTAAACTAATGGAAACTTATCCAGATCTAGAATTAGGTGACTATTATCACTTTACTGATAACCTACATTTCTATGAAAGGCATTTTAGTTTAGCAGATTCTATTAAGATAGAAAAGATTGACCCAGAGAAAGAACACACGTTTGTTATTAAAGAAGCTTTTATTGACTATGATGGTGAGAAAGTTTTCTTAACAGAAAATGCAAAAGCTTATTGCAAAGAAATTTATGAAAGTATTAACGAAGATAGAACAACATCCCTAGATAAAGCAGGGTATAAAAAACTTCTTGACAAATACTTTGTTATCTAATGAGCAAGGTACCTAAGATACACATCGACCCTAATAAAGTTTTAAGGGAAGATATAGATAAAGTACTAATGTCTAAGTATGATATTTTCTACAGACGAATAGTAGAATTTGTATTAGAAAGAATAGAAGGAAAAGGATCTAAAGAAGAGTTATTAGCTATCCTAGTTGATGACGAAGGAGTTGAGTATCAGATGGACCTGCCAAAAGAGGGTTATATAAAGTGTCTGAAAAAAGCAATGGAATATTTTTTAAGAATAGAGGAATACGAAACATGTGACCTCATCAAACAAATGAATAAACAAATATGAATTATTTCCCAAAAGAAAAAGAGTTTGAAAGGTTTGCAAAATCTGAACACAATATAAGTTCTAATAATTTAGACTTATATAATAAACAGGCTTCGTTAACACCTTATATTCTTGAAGAGAGAGAAATGCGCATGACGCAAATGGATATATTTTCAAGATTAATGGTAGATAGATTATTATGGGTTGCAGGACCTGTAAATGATAATATGTCTACTATTGTACAAGCACAGCTAATGTTCCTATCCTCTACTGGAGCTGGAGACATTACTATGCATATCGATTCACCAGGAGGTTCGGTTAAATCTGGGCTATCTATGGTGGATGTGATGGAATACATTCCATGTGATATTAAAACAGTAAACACAGGAATGGCCGCTTCTATGGGTTCAGTACTTTTAGGAGCTGGAACGAAAGGCAAAAGATCTTCATTAAGACATTCAACTACAATGCTTCACCAGTCTTCTGGTGGATTTAGTGGTAACATACAAGACGCAGAAGTGGATTGGAAGGAATGGCAAAAGATTAATGATGAACTTTTTGTATTGTTAGGATCTTACTGCGGTAAGACTGCTAAACAAGTAAAAGAAGATGCCACTAGAGACTTCTGGTTAAACGCGAAAGAAGCAATCAAGTATGGTATCATAGACGAAATCATTAAACCAAAGAAATAATGGCAGGTAAAAGAAACACACAAAAAGATGTTTTTATCGAGCTAGTTAATTTACAACTCAAGCCACATGGTAAAACATACGCTGATGTTAAAGGAGATCCAGAATGGTATATGAAGTATAAAACTTCAAGAGATTCTGAAAAGACTTTTATGACAGAAGGTATTGCTATCATTACAAAAAAATTAGGCATAACTAAAAAGTTAGCTGAAAAAGAAATGAGTTGGTTTATCTTACAATGGGGCTTAACAACAGTTGAGTCTTTTGACGAGATTAAAAAAGAAACTAAGCCGGTAATAGATAAAAACATTTAAAATTGATACAACACAGCGTTGAAGAATTAAGGACTATAGATCCTAGATATGCCAATCGTATAAAAATATGGCAAGACGTTACAGTATTTGGAGGTAACGAATATCGCATACTACACCAACGCAGTTATTTCCATAAACCAACAGAAAAAGATATACCTAAAGAATATAGATCTAGGAAATCTTTTAAAGGTGCTGAGGCAGTCGCTTTACACTTACTACTAAATTACACAAAATATTTTTAAACTAAGATCTAGTATTTACTAAAATGATAGCGAAATACATATATCATGAGTAAGTATAAAATACCAGTTTGGATAGATGAGGGTCCGATGGATCTGGAATATAAGACTTTGAAGATGATGGCAAGGGTTAAGCACTTGCAAAAAACATTACTCCTAGGAGGTTTACAAAAAGTATTATTAGAAGTAGATGATACTTTAGATTATCTATATAGATATGATGCCCAACAAGTAACCAGAGTTAAGCCACATGAATATGAAGTCATGGGATTACAATGGGAAGACCTAGAACTAGTCTTTACTACAGAAGAAGAATTAGAAACTAATGCTATATTAGATAAACTAGTTGAAGATGCTATAGATAAATTTGAAGACTTGCATAGTAGGTGTAGAGAATCATGGAGAGAAATAGAAGATGCTATTAAATATAGTTACATAGGAGATAGAAAGTATTTCTTAAGTGATGGTTTTGTTTTTATTAGAACTGCCAATGATGATTTACACATTTATTACTTTACAAAACCTACTAAAACATTTAAAATGCATTGGAAAGATTTTAAGATGCAACATATCAAAACGGAGAAGTGGGATGAAGATACATATTTCGCTAGATTAGAAGAAATAGCTAGCAAAAAATCAGGTAAAATACTTATTAAAGTAAACCTCGAAAAAGAGACAGAGGTAGAAAATCATGCGATGGCTGTAATAAACTATTGTATATTTAGTCTTCTACGTAAAGATTATACGTTTTAGACAGATTGTTAGTAAATTTACCTTGATATATAATAAAACAGAAAAATACAAAAACTAATTATGCCAAACGTGACTAGTCAAAATTTGTTTGCCGTTCTACCTTCAATGATAAACATCATTAGAGGACAAGCAACGAGCGCAAAAATTACATTACATAAGAACTATGTAGGTAACCCTTTACCTGTAGCATTACAGAATAATGTTATGGTAGAATATATTAACAGCGATAACGTTGTTTTTAAAACGCAAAGCATTAGTGCTTCAAACCTAATATCAGGTACTGGAGATCTTGCTAATCAAATTTCAATAGAAATTGACGCAATTGAATCTGCTGCATTGAACTTTTCACCAGCAGGTATTCAAGGAGAGCTTTATGTAAGAATTTATATAACTCAAACTGCTCAAACTATTATACTTCCTAAACTAAAGGTTGGTAATGTATATGATGCCGGTGACCAAATTGGTGAAATCGTTGCATCTAGATTTACAGTACCTTCTACGGTATATAAAATTAAAGCATTAGATAATTACGCTTCTACAATGCCAGGTGCTGGTGAGATGGTTTTCAACTCAGCTACACCTTCATCTGTAACGATGGTTAAGATTTCTAATCAAGATGATAAAGGATTTAAAAACCAATGGCTAGAATCTGTATTAGCAGATAGAATTGGTGTTGATGGATTAACAAACTCAATCTTCTTTACAAATGTCAATAATACTTCTGAATATGTACTATATAGAATTAGTAACTATGTAAGAGTTAATACTGACGGTGATGCAGATGATAATGGTTTAGAAGATGCTATTCAATTAGGACTTATTTACGAAGGTAATTCTACTTCAGCCGACCTACCATTCGAATGGGTAGCTGGAGATTCTTTCGGTATATTTACTGAGTCTTATCAAGGTTTACTTTCACAAGGTATTCAAATTACAACTCCAACTCACTTAGGTGGTGTTGATGGTGTTAGAGAATTAACTTTTACAGGAACTTCTGTTACCTCTATTACTGGTCAAAATGCAACTGATGGTGAATTAACTATCGATATTGCACCAGGTCAAAAAGGTGAAGTTGGTGATAAAGGAGAGAAAGGAGAGATTGGTGATAAAGGAGATCAAGGTATTCAAGGTATCAAAGGAGATACTGGTGAAAAAGGTGACGAAGGTGAAACAGCTTATGAAGTTTACGCTAATTCAATGTCTAACCCATATAACGAAACTGATTGGTTAAACTCTTTAATCGGTCCAAAGGGTGATAGTATTACAGGTGAAAAAGGTGACGAAGGTGATTCAGCTTATGAAGTTTATACTAACACTAACGGAGGTCCAAACCCACTTAACCCAACTGATTGGTTAAACTCTTTAGTTGGTTCACAAGGTTCAACTGGTGATAAAGGTGAAGCTGGATTAAATGGAGACAGATATAATACTACTTCATCATCTTCATTTACAATTCCTAGTGTAGGACAAGGTGCATTAGTTGTTGACTCAGGTTTATCTTTAGTAGCAGGACAGAATATAAGAATTCAATATAATATTGCTAACTGGCAAATAAGTCAAATTCAAAGTTACAATGCTGCTAACGGCGAATTAATAGTTAAAGAGCCTACATCATTCCAAGGAGGTCTTACTAACAATTCATTTACTATTTACTTAGTAGGTGCTGATGGAGAGGCTGGAAGTAAAGGTGAAGTTGGTACACAAGGTGCTAAAGGTTCAACTGGTGGTTTAGGTAATACTGGTTTATCTGCATACCAAGCATACATGCAAAACTGGGTTAATACTTATGGAAACACAAACTATTTAAGTGAGGCAGATTGGTTAGCTTCTATGGTTGGTGAAAAAGGTGATGCTGGTCCAACAGGTTCTGGTGGAACACAAGGTGATAAAGGTGAAGTTGGTACACAAGGTGATAAAGGAGCTCAAGGTGAAAAAGGTGCTGATTCACAAGTAGCCGGTCCAAAAGGTGATACTGGTGATACTGGTGATACTGGTTTAAAAGGTGAAGCTGGTGGTGCTGGTGGTGCTGGTGATAAAGGTGAACCTGGTGATGCTGGTGGTGCTGGTGGTAAAGGTGAACCTGGTGATACTGGTGATACTGGTTTAAAAGGTGCAACTGGTGATAAAGGTGAAGTTGGTGAAGCTGGTGATAAAGGAGCTGAAGGTCCACAAGGTGCTCAAGGTGCACAAGGTGCTCAAGGTGCTCAAGGTGGTACAGGTAATACAGGTCTTAAAGGAGATGCTGGTCAAAAAGGTGAAGCTGGTTCAAATGGTGATAAAGGTGAAGAAGGTACTACTGGTGGTAAAGGTGAACCTGGTTCAAATGGTTCAAATGGTGATGCTGGTCCACAAGGTATTCAAGGTGTAGCTGGTCCACAAGGTGGCGTTGGTCCTGTAGGTCCACAAGGTCAAAAAGGTGAAGTTGGTGCAGGTACACAAGGTAATCCAGGTGATAAAGGTGATGTTGGTCCACAAGGTCAAAAAGGTGCTGATGGTAATTCAGGTGCTGGTACAAAAGGTGAGCCTGGTCAAAAAGGTGAAGAAGGTGCTGCGTCACAAGTAGCTGGACCACAAGGTAATCCAGGTGATAAAGGTGAAACTGGTGCAGGTACACAGGGTGATAAAGGTGCTCAAGGTGATGCTGGTGGTGCTGGTGATAAAGGTGCTCAAGGTGATGCCGGTCTTAAAGGTGATACTGGTGCACAAGGTGATAAAGGTGACGAAGGTGATTCTGCTTATGAAGTTTATGCTAACTCAATGGGTAACCCTGCTGATGAAGCAACATGGCTAAACTCTTTAGTTGGTGCTAAAGGAGCAACTGGTACACAAGGTGATAAAGGTGCTCAAGGTGATGCCGGTCTTAAAGGTGAAACTGGTGCAGGTACACAAGGTGATAAAGGTGCTCAAGGTGATGCCGGTCTTAAAGGTGAAGTTGGTAATACAGGTCTTAAAGGAGATGCTGGTACACAAGGTTCTAAAGGAGATGAAGGTCCACAAGGTCAAAAAGGTGCTGAAGGTCCTCAAGGTGCTGAAGGTCCACAAGGTCCACAAGGTGGTCAAGGTCCTCAAGGTGCTAAAGGAGATGTTGGTCCACAAGGTGGTCAAGGTCCTCAAGGTAATCAAGGTGGCGTAGGCCCAGGTATTACACTTATAGGTAACGTACCAGTTGTTGGAGCCTTACCTGCCGGCGGTAATACACAAGGTGACGCTTATATTGTACAAGCTGATGATTCAATGCATATCTGGAATGGAAGTGCATGGATAGACGGTGGTTCAATCCAAGGTCCACAAGGTCCACAAGGTGCTCAAGGTAATCAAGGTCCAACAGGTAATACAGGTCTTAAAGGAGATACTGGTACACAAGGTGATAAAGGTGCTCAAGGTACTCAAGGTGATGAAGGTCCACAAGGTCCACAAGGTTCTCAAGGTAATCAAGGTGCTAAAGGAGATGTTGGTTCACTAGGTCCTGTCGGTCCTGACGGTCAAAAAGGTGCTCAAGGCGCTCAAGGCGATGAAGGTCCTCAAGGTCCACAAGGTGGTGTTGGTCCACAAGGTGCTAAAGGAGATGTTGGTCCACAAGGTGGTCAAGGTCCTCAAGGTAATATAGGTGGTCAAGGTTCTAAAGGTTCAACTGGTGCTGAAGGTCCTGACGGTCCTGACGGTCCACAAGGTTTAGTAGGTCCGACCGGTCCATCTGGACCACAAGGTCAAAAAGGTGATACTGGCGCAGGTGGCGGCGGTGGCGGCGCAACCAAGTACTTACTAAGATTAGAATATGATGTAAATGAAAACTTAGTAACAGCTGATACAGCTTTTGTAACTGCTACTGGATTTACAACTGCAGGTGCATCAATTGTTTCTCAAGTTGCCGGCGGTGGTGCACTTAACCATACAGCTACGCTTAACTTTGGTGAAACTAATCCACCTGTATCAATCGTAGGTTACGGATGGAATCCAGCTACAGCAAACTATACTGTAGTACATTTCGATAGAGATCAGAAACAAGTTCAATACGAAGTAGGTATTGGTGCATTTACGGAACAAGCAACTACAGATGGTGCGTCTGGTAACGCTGGACAATGGGGAGGTGCTATATTCTCCGGAGCTCAAAACTACAACATCACAGTTGATGTTGACCAACAAGCATTATCTTATGGTAACGCAGTTTCGGGTGGTTTTGGAAACCCATCTAAATTGCCGCATGCTTACTTGGTAATAACATTCTAAAAGTATAATTAAAACAATAGGGTGGCTTCGGCCACCCTTTAAATAGACAAAAAGTATAAATGGCAGAGTATAATATAGACAATCCGATTCTATTCCTAAAAGGAACTTTAGATGCTTCAGCAGTAGCATCTAGATATGCATTTGACGATTCCACTGGTTTAGGACCAAGTGGTACGAACATACCTATAGAATATGATTTAACAGTAAATCAAATTGATACACAAGACATCGGTTCTAGTGAGACTAGATCTGCTGGTACAAGAGCTTATTCAGGATTAGATATTAAAACTGGAGACTGGGTTACAACTGCTTTTGGTACAGTATGTTTACAAATTGTAAGTATATCTTCGAAGTCTGAGACTACTATTTCATTTAAAGCTAAAGACGTCGATGCATTTTCATATAAGAACTATAAATCAAATTCATTAGGAACTGCTGGTGTTGCTGAGGTTGCTTTCTTTGAAGTATCTGATTCAGGCAAACCATTAATCGCAGGTGAAGATGCTTCTGCTTTCTTTGGTGATAAAATAGCAGTAGATTTAATTCAATCTAGATTTGCTATTCAAGAGGAAGATGAAAGATATAGAATTGAATTTGATTCTGCTCAAACTGCAGTTTCTGAAAGTCAAATAGTTTCTATCGATGCTAGTGGTGATTTAATCCCATTTGGTGCATCCGGAGCTTCTGATTTTAAATTAGGTTATTTGACTTCATTATCTTATGGTAATACAATTGCTTATTTAAAACCATTTAATACTATTATAGATGATTTCGCTAAGCCAGAACTTTTAACAGGTTCTAAAGGTGAATTCTACTATGCTTCAACTGTAACCCCTGGTACAATTACTACAAATTCATCATTAGGTTCTGATAAATTATATTTTCAATTTAAAGATGCGGTCCCTACGGTTATTACAGCTAGCGCTGTCAACTCTGCTACTGCAGCTGGTGATACATTAGTAGTTAACGGTGTAACTTCAGTGAATGGCGCAAGAACAACATCAGAGATTGTATCTGATATTAACGGCGGTACTGCAACACATTTTGTTACAGCATCTGAAGTAGCATCTACAACAGTTTTAAAATCTTATGATGGAGGTTTAAACCCGGCTAACGGTGATATTGTATTAGTAACATCTGTAGATAGTGGTGCCAATAACGTATATCCTGAGATTACAATTTCAGATGGTAATAATACTGCTAGTGTATCTTTCCAAACTTCAGATGGTACATTCCCTGGAGTTGGTTCATATAATACAGTATCTGCAACACAAATGGTAACAGATATTAATACAGCTTGTAATGCAGCTAGCGTAGATATTACAGCTTCTACTGAAACAAATACAAGTGGTAATAACAATACACAATACCCTAAATTAGTTTTAACATTAGGTTCAGGTAGTGGTATTACAATTACAGAAGTTGCTGGAGATGCTGCTGGTCAAACATTCCAACAAGCAACTGCAATGCCTTTAACGGCTACTGCTACTTCAGACGTAACTTTAAGACTAACAAGAGCGGATGGTGGTGATATTATGTTAACAGGTAACGGTTCATTCGTTAACTCTAACGGTATTGTATCTTCATCTATGGGTACTCCCGCACTTCTTGTAATGATTGAAGATGAAGAAGGTACTGTCGGTGTTGCTGAAACAGGTATAAGCACTAGAGTAGATTACAATAAAACTCCAAGTGCTACGTCAAGTGACGAAGACACTACAGGACTTACAATAACTTATACTCCATTTAGTGATGGCGCAGTTATAGTAAAAGTAAATGGCTTACAAATTAATTTAGGCAATGGCGCTAAAGATGAAGCAGCTTATTTCTCCGCAGACGGAGGAACCACTGCAAAATCAGTTGCTGATATTGCAGCAGGAGACACTCTATACTGGATGGGATCTATCGCTACTTATGAATTAGAAACGGACGACGATATTGATATTGTTTATGATGCGTCATCTAATGATGTATAAATTAATTTAATTTAACAAATTTTTAAAGAGAGCTTCGGCTCTCTTTTTTATTTTAAAAATATTACCTTATTAGTCCAAGATCTGGTAATTACAGGTAAACTTCTAGATAAATAAGAATGAGGAGACACTAACGTCTCTTTAGGCCTAAATATAACAAATATAAATATGGGATTATTAAAAGTAAAACAAATTGGTGATTTTAGTACTGCCGTTCAAACGCTTATCGATAACGATGCGGATCAGAATGCAGGATTAATTGACGCTTTAGAGGCTTCTGTTGATAGCTTAGAAGGACTATCTAGTGGTAACACTAGTGATCTTCAAGCATCTATAGATTCTTTAGAAACTTTAGCTGCTGCTATTCAGTCTGATGTAGATCAGAATGAAAGTGATGCTGACTCTGCGATTACTGCCAATGCTTCTGCTATTTCTGATTTAGAAACATTTGAAGGTAACACTAACACTGCTTTAGGTGTTCTTGATGCTTCAGTTGATTCTATTGAAGTTTCATCTACTGCTTTAGCCGGTGTTGTGACTAACAGTCAAGCATCTATCGATTCTATCGAAGTAGCTTCAGGACAGTTACAAACTGTACTACAAGCTGTTGATGATAATCATGACGCATCTATTGACTCTTTAGAGACTTTAGCTGCTGCTATTCAGTCTGACGTTAATACTAACGAATCTGACGCTGATTCTGCTATTGCTGCAGTTCAGTCTGACGTTGATACTAACGAAGCTAATGCTGACGCATCTATCGATTCTATCGAAACTAGTGCTACTGCTTTAGCTGGTATTGTAACTAACAGTCAAGCATCTATTGATAGTTTAGAAGTAGCTACTGGTGGTGACACTACAGCTCTTTTAGCTTCTGTTGATTCATTAGAAACTTTAGCTGGTACTATCCAGTCTGACGTTGACGGTAATGAAGCTGACGCTGACGCATCTATCGATTCATTAGAAACTTTAGCTGCTAACAACGCAACTGATATTTCTAACATTACAGCTGGTGCTGCAATTGATAGAGATTCATTCGCTGACATCGTATCTTTCGTACAGTCTGTTGACACAGTAAACGATAACGTAGTTTCTGACTTCGTAGGCGTTGCAAATGGATCTATCGATTCATTAGAAGTTTTAGCTGCTGCTATTCAGTCTGATGTAGATCAGAATGAAGCTGATGCTGACTCTGCAATTGCTGCAGTTCAAACTGATGTTGATAACAACGAACTTCATGCTGACGCATCTATTGACTCTTTAGAGACTTTAGCTGCTGCTAACGCTAGTGGAGTTTCTACTAACGCAAGTGCTATTTCTGATTTAGAAACATTTGAAGGTAACACTAACACTGCTTTAGGTGTTCTTGATGCTTCAGTTGACTCTATTGAAGTTTCGTCTACTGCTTTAGCTAGTGTTGTAACAAATGCTAACGCATCTATCGATAGTTTAGAAACTGTAACTGGTGGTGACACTACTGCTCTTTCTGCTTCTGTTGATTCATTAGAAACTTTAGCTGCTGCTATTCAGTCTGATGTTGATGGTAACGAAAGTGATGCAGATTCTGCTATCGCTGCAGTTCAATCTGACGTTGATACTAACGAAGCTAATGCTGATGCATCTATTGACTCTTTAGAGACTTTAGCTGCTGCTATTCAGTCTGATGTTAACGGTAACGAATCTGACGCTGATGCTGCAATTGCTGCATTACAAACAAGAGCCACTCAGTTAGAAGGTGATTCAACTTATAGACACCAATATGGTACGTTTGCAAGTACAACATCTTTCACTGTATCAGGTACTGTTGAAGTTGCTGCAGATGATGATTGTTCAGTTTTCGTTAACGGACAAGCTATTGGTAGACTTAATGGTTTAGAAGGAGATCAAGCTTATGGCTGGTCATCTTCAAACGGTTCAACGTTTACATTAACTAACATTGGTTGGAATTTAGAAAGTTCAGATACTATTTACGTAATTGGACATTCTTAATAGCTAAGTTTATCTAAAAGTCTAAGTTCACTTAGAAATTTTAAAGGGTCCCCTAGCGGGACCCTTTTTTATTTACATGATATATAGAATATAATTAAAACATTGAACTATGCGCATAGGGATTACAATAGGTATTACTAAAGAAAATGAGTCTATCTGGACTAACGGCATTAAACTTAATGCTATCTTTTTATCAAAAGCTTTAAGAGAAACTGGGCACACTGTAACTATATTAGATACAGGTAAAGCTCTGTCTAAAATTACTCAAGATAATGTTGATTTTGATATAAAAGAATTCCCAACTAAAAAGTATGAAGATGCTCAGCGTAATATAGACTTAATGATAATGTTAGGTACTTCATTTGAAACTGATTATGTAAAAAAATGGAAGCAAGTAGATCCTAGAAGAAGAGTTGTAAAATATCATTGTGGTAATAACTATGTTATAGATATGGAAAGATCTATATTTCCAAAAGGAAATTTAGCGCAAACAGGAGAGAGTGCTTACCAAAGAGGATGTATTGATGAGGTATGGTATGTTCCTCAACAAGGTATTCAAAATAAAAATTATTATGCGGTTCTTTATGATTTACCTGTAGAAAAAGTAATCCCAGTTCCATTTGTATGGGATCCTTATTTTTTAGATAGAGATTGTAATAAATTTCAAGCCAGATTAAATTCTGGAAAATATACAATTGAACAACATGGATTTCCTCTTTATACTCCTAGAAAAAATAAAGACAAATTAAGATATTGTATAATGGAGCCTAACCATAATGTTGTAAAGTATGCAACAATTCCTATAATGATTGTAGACCTAGTTAAAAGATCGGGCAGGGGTATTGGAACACTTAACGTTATGAGCTCTATGCACTTAATTAAAAATAGTTATTGGAAAAGTATAATTAAAAATTTAGATATTGCAAAACCTGGAAGCACAGAATTAAGATGCCATGGTCGTATGTCAGTAATACCTACGTTAGCTCTACATGCTGATGTTATAGTTTCACACCAATGGCATAATCCTTTAAACTACGCATACCTAGACGCGTTATATCTACAATATCCCCTTATACATAATGCTGAAATGTTAGCTGATGCAGGATATTATTATCAAGGTTTTAATATACACGCTGGAGCAGAAGAATTAAAGTATGCTATCGACAACCACGATGTAAATCTAGAAAAATATAATGAAAATAGCGAAAGGGTTTTAGAAAGATATACAACATATAATAAAGGACTTATTGATTTATACACTACACTTATAGATGACTTAAAACATAATAGAGAAAATAAAGATTTAAGTTACGAATATGATTGGAGAACAAATTTATACAAATAAAATGGAAGAAACTAAAATACATGAAGTAACATTTGCTTTAACAAGTTGCGGAAGAATGGATCTTCTACAGCAAACAGTTGATAGCTTTATTAAATTTAATGAATACCCAATAAAGGAGTGGTTAATTATAGAAGACTCATGTGACCCTAAAATATGGGAAGAGTTAAAAAGCATAAATGAAACTAAGTGGGATTCTAGATTTAAGTTAATACTTAATGAAGAGAATTTAGGAATGTTTGGTTCTATAGATAAATTATACCAGAATGTTAATACAGAATATATTTTCCATAGCGAAGATGATTGGGAATTCTATAGAGGTGGTTTTATTGAAGATTCAATAAAGATACTAGAAACTCAACCTAAAGTTATACAAGCTTGGATAAGACCAAAGTCTGATAAAATACTTAATGATATTGAAAAGAGAGTCTTTACTTTACCTGGTGGCGTTAGTGTTAGAAGAGTAATACCTAAATCATACCAAGTTAATAGAAAGGATGCTGAACCTCTTAGAGTAATAGACTATCAAGGGTTCTCATCTAATCCAGGTTTAAAAAGAAAATCAGACTGGCTATTAGACCCTATAAATGGAAATTACAATAAATTAGTACATGAACATCTTATAGATATGGTATATGCTAAACTGGGCTTCATGGTAGTGTCTTTATCAAAGAATGATGAAGATGGATACGTAAGACATATCGGATGGGATAATAGAGTCTTTGGAACTACTGAAGCAACAAAAAATCTATAATTATGTTTAAATATGATATTACATGGATAATGCAATCATACCTTGGAGAATACGAAGGTAGTAGAGCAAATGCAGATAAGAAATTTATTAGAGCTGTAAAATCTTTTTTAGCTATAAATAAATTAGATCCTAGAACACAATTAGTGATAGCTTCAGATGGTTGCGAAATAACACATAGACTTTATTACAAACATTTTAAAAAGGAACCTTCAGTAAAATATTGTTTTGTTGATAAAGATACTCCTAAAATGTATGAGAATATAGAAGGTTCTACTATGCAATACTATAGAGGTTTACCTAGACAAGTTGCTAGAACTATAGCAGAAGGTTTTCTACATGCATATTTAGATTCAGATGATTTCTTAATGCCTAATGCTTCTAAAATAATTAAAGGTCATTGGAATGCTATGACAAAGCAAAATCCAGATAAAGATTTTAAATGGGGAGCAATGACTCATTGGATTGAAAATATAGCTATGAATAAATGGTTAGAGAATAAAGAAAGTCAACAAACATTTGGCCCTAGGGGAGAATCATTTAAAGTTGAAGGTCTTAAGAGTAAATGGCAAAAATACTCTATGAATGAACCTGATAAACATGTACAATCTACAACATGGGCTACTGTTCATAGATGGGATTGTAAAACTGTTTGGAAAGACCACCAATCAGATCCTAAAGCAGGAGGTATATCGGAAGATACTATTTTTGCAAGAGGTATTAGAAAAGAGGGCGACGGTATGTTAATAAATGATGGTTTTTATCTCAGGTGTCATTATCATGGTATTTGGGATTATTAACTTAAAAAATTCACATAAAAATAGAACCAAGCTTAAAAGAAAACTGATATATACATTAACGCGTAACATATAATTAAAAATACAAACTGTATTTAATGTCTAGACTAAAATTAAAACAGATCCAAGAAATTTTAATCACCAGTGAACAAAATGGTGACTATTTATACTATGACTCAGCTTCTGGGTTATGGAAAAACACTGCAGCACCGCTTGATGGGGCTGATGGTGCAAAAGGACAAAAAGGTGAAAAAGGTACTGGAGGCTCTCAAGGTGGAGGTGGCTCTCAAGGTGAAAAAGGAGATCAAGGTCTTAAAGGTGAACAAGGTAACCCTGGTGGAACTGGCCCTAAAGGCGATCAAGGTGTAAAAGGTACAACTGGTCCACAAGGTGGTACTGGTGCTCAAGGTGCTAAAGGTGCAACTGGTCCACAAGGTGAAAAAGGAGCTGCTGGTACTGATGGTACTGATGGTAATGACGGTTCAAAAGGATCTCAAGGTACAAAGGGTGAACAAGGTTTACAAGGAATTCAAGGTACCCAAAACTCTAGAGGAGACCAAGGTGCTCCGGGTCCACAAGGTGCTCAAGGAGATCAAGGTGTTCAAGGTCCTAAAGGTGCAACTGGTCCACAAGGTTCTCAAGGTGGTCAAGGTGGTCAAGGTGCTGGTGGAGCCCAAGGTGATAAAGGTGCAACTGGTCCACAAGGTGATACTGGTCCTAAAGGTGCAACTGGTGCTGTTGGGCCACAAGGTACACAAGGTGATAAAGGTACATTAGGTCCACAAGGTGGTACTGGTGCTCAAGGTACTCAAGGTGCTCAAGGTGCACAAGGTCCTAAAGGTGCAACTGGTCCACAAGGAGGTACTGGTGCTCAAGGTGCTAAAGGTAATACTGGACCACAAGGTCCTAAAGGTGATTTAGGTCCACAAGGAGATATTGGAGCACAAGGTGTAAAAGGTCAAAAAGGTGAATTAGGCCCACAAGGAGATCAAGGTGATAAAGGTGCGATTGGTGCTCAAGGAGCTCAAGGTCAAAAAGGTGTTACTGGTTCTCAAGGTGGAGGTGGTGCTCAGGGTGGTACTGGTGCAACTGGTCCACAAGGTGATTTAGGTGCGCAAGGTCCACAAGGTGACCAAGGTACTAAAGGTGACAGAGGTGCTCAGGGTCCACAAGGTAATACTGGCTCTAAAGGTGCAACTGGTCCACAAGGTGGTACTGGTGCTCAAGGTGCTAAAGGTGATACTGGAGCACAAGGTGCAGACGGTATAAATGGTAGTAATGGTGCTAAAGGTGCAACTGGTGCACAAGGTCCTGCTGGTTCAAATGGTTCAAATGGTGCTAAAGGCGCAACTGGTCCACAAGGAGATATTGGAGCACAAGGTGCAAAAGGTGCAACAGGTCAAAAAGGTAATACAGGTTCAACTGGTCCACAAGGTGGTACTGGTCAAAAGGGTGCAACTGGTCCTCAAGGTAACCAAGGCCCTGATGGTATAAATGGTAGTGATGGTGCTAAAGGTGCTCAAGGTGCTCAAGGCCCTAAAGGTAATACAGGTGGTCAAGGAGATATTGGTGCAACAGGTCAAAAAGGTGCAACTGGTCCACAAGGTGGTACTGGTCAAAAGGGTGCAACTGGTGCTCAAGGTGCACAAGGTGATACTATTACAGGACCAAAAGGTGCAACTGGTGCTAAAGGCCCACAAGGAGTTGCAGGTGTTGCTGTAGATGGTGTAACAGGTCAAAAAGGTAATACAGGTCCACAAGGTGACCAAGGTATTAAAGGTTCATTAGGTCCACAAGGTGGTACTGGTGCTCAAGGTCCACAAGGTGCTCAAGGTGCTCAAGGTCCTAAAGGTAATACTGGACCACAAGGTGGTACTGGCCCTAAAGGTGCAACTGGTCCACAAGGTGGTACTGGTGCTCAAGGTGCTAAAGGTCAAAAGGGTGGTACTGGTGGTCAAGGAGATCAAGGTATTCAAGGAGCTCAGGGACCACAAGGTCCTCAAGGTCAAAAAGGTATTACTGGTCCACAAGGTGATGCTGGTGCAATAGGCCCAAGAGGTTTAACTGGTCCACAAGGTGAAAAAGGTGCTCAAGGTGGTCAAGGTGCTCAGGGTGGTACTGGTGCTGTTGGGCCACAAGGTGGTCAAGGTACTAAAGGTAATACTGGACCACAAGGTTCTGGTGGCCCTAAAGGTGCAACTGGCCCACAAGGTGGTACTGGTGCTCAAGGTGCTAAAGGTAATACTGGTGCTCAAGGTGGCGGTGGTGCTCAAGGTGGCGGTGGTGCTCAAGGTGGTACTGGTGCTCAAGGAGGTCCTGGTGCTCAAGGCCCACAAGGTGCTAAAGGTGCAACTGGTCCAGGCGGAGCGATGGGTCTACAAGGTCCTAAAGGTTCAACTGGTCCTGGTGGTGCTCAAGGTGCTCAGGGTGGTCAAGGTCCACAAGGTATAAAAGGTGTAACTGGTCCACAAGGTGGTACTGGTGCTCAAGGTTCTAAAGGTGCAACTGGTCCTGGCGGTCCGATGGGTCTACAAGGTCCTAAAGGTTCAACTGGTCCTGGCGGTGCTCAAGGTGCTAAAGGTTCACAAGGTCCTCAAGGTGCCGGTGGCCCTAAAGGTGCAACTGGTCCACAAGGTGGTACTGGTGCTCAAGGTGCTAAAGGAGCGATGGGTCCACAAGGAGGTACTGGTGCTAAAGGTAATACTGGTGCTCAAGGTCCAGGAGGTGCTAAAGGTAATACTGGCCCAGGCGGTCCAACTGGTCCTAAAGGTGCAACCGGTGCTCAAGGTAGTCAGGGTGGTCCTGGTCCTCAAGGTCCTCAAGGAGCTCAAGGTGCTCAAGGTGGCGGTGGTGCTCAAGGTGCTAAAGGTCAAAAAGGTCAAACAGGTGCAACTGGTGGCGGTGGTGCTAAAGGTAATCAAGGTCCTCAAGGTCTAACAGGTGCACAAGGTGCTCAAGGTGGCGGTGGTGCAACTGGCCCTCAAGGTCCAACTGGCCCACAAGGTGGACAAGGTCCTCAAGGTGGTACTGGCCCTAAAGGTAATACTGGTCCACAAGGTGGTACTGGTGCAACTGGTGCTCAAGGTCCAACAGGTCCAGGTGGAGCTCAAGGTGGTACTGGTGCTCAAGGTGCTAAAGGTCAAAAAGGTGAAGTCGGTGCCGGTGGTCCTCAAGGTGATAGAGGTGCTCAAGGTGCTCAAGGTGGCAGTGGTCCACAAGGTGCTAAAGGTTCAATGGGTCCAACAGGTGCTAGTAATACTGGTGCAAAAGGTGCAAGAGGTGATCAAGGTGCTGGAGGTTCAACAGGTCCTCAAGGTCAAAAGGGTCAAAAAGGTGCTCAGGGTCCAACAGGTCCACAAGGTCCTTCTGGCTTCTCAGATAGTAGATTAAAGACTATCGATGGTCCTGTAGGAAATACACTAGAAAAGATTAAAACATTAAGAGGTGTTGTCTGGAATAACAATGAGTTAGCTAATTCATTAGGGTTCGATAGTACAAAAAATCAAATTGGTGTTATTGCACAGGAAGTACAAGCAGTATTCCCGGAAATAGTTCATGAATTATATTACCAACCTGGTTATTATGGTGTTGACTATTCTAAATTACCTGCAGTACTTATTGAAGCAATTAAAGAATTAGATACTAAGTTAACTAATATTGAAACTCAATTAAACAGCGGAGAATAACATGTCGAAACTAAAACTTAAACAGTTTGAAAAATTCACAATATCAAACCCGCAAGACGGTCAATATTTAGCGTGGGATTCAAACACAAATGCTTGGATAAACGTTAATGAACCTAGCGATGGTGCCAAAGGAGCAACTGGTGAAACAGGCTCTTATGGAGATCCAGGACCTAAAGGTTCTAAAGGTGCTGACGGTGGTGATGGTGCAAAAGGTGATAAAGGTACTAAAGGTACAACTGGTCCACAAGGTCCACAAGGTGGTTCTGGTTCTGGTGGAGGTCAAGGTCCTAAAGGTGCTACTGGACCGAGAGGACTTCAAGGAGAGCTAGGTCCTAAAGGTGAAAAAGGTAATACCGGTGGAGAAGGCCAAACAGGTTTTGATGGCGCAGTTGGTGCAAAGGGAAATAGAGGTGAACAAGGTATAAAAGGTGAACTTGGTCTAAAGGGTACTACTGGTGATCAAGGTCCAACGGGTGCTAAGGGAGATAGAGGTGAAATTGGTGTCGATGGTTTACAAGGTGGACAAGGCCTTCTAGGTAGACAAGGTGAAAAGGGTATTAAAGGTAATACTGGTCCACAAGGTGGTGGTGGAGATCAAGGTCTAATTGGTGATAGAGGTCCACAAGGTCTTATTGGTGTAGAAGGTTTTAAAGGTGAACCTGGTGGCACTGGTGATACAGGCCTAAAAGGTATTACAGGTCAAAAAGGTATTACAGGTGCAGAAGGTTTACAAGGTGCTCAAGGAGCCCAAGGTTCTAAAGGTAATACTGGTGCTCAAGGTGATGAGGGAGATATAGGTGGTTCTGGTTTTCAAGGTCCACAAGGACCTCAAGGTGACGAAGGACGAAAAGGTGAAAAAGGACAAGGAGGTAATCAAGGTGCTGTAGGCTTCTCAGGTGAAAGAGGTGCTCAAGGTCCTAAAGGTAATTTTGGTGGCGCCGGCGCAGTAGGACAAAAAGGTATAACTGGCTCAAAAGGTATTACAGGACCACAAGGTCCTAAAGGTGCAACTGGTCCACAAGGAGATCAGGGTGTTCAAGGTGCTGAAGGTATTATAGGTGCAGATGGTTTTCAAGGTCCACAAGGTTCTCAGGGCGGTCAAGGTCTACAAGGTCCAACTGGCCCTAAAGGTGCAACTGGTGCTCAGGGCCCTCAAGGTAAATTAGGCATATCAGGTTTAGATGGTGCAAAAGGTGCAACTGGTCCAAAAGGTGATGCTGGTACTAACGGTAGAAAAGGAGCTCAAGGTGCTCAAGGTTCTAAAGGTAACACTGGTCTACAAGGTCAAAAAGGTGCTCAAGGTGCTAATGGAGCTCAGGGTCCAACAGGTCCACAAGGTGGTCAAGGTGCTCAAGGTGCTCAAGGTCCAAAAGGTAATAGAGGTAAAACAGCTAACGATGGTGAAGGTGGTGCTTCCGGTGCAATTGGTGCACAAGGTGGTGGCGGCGATCAAGGACCTAGAGGTGCAACTGGCCCACAAGGTGCTCAAGGTGCTCAAGGTGCTAAAGGAAACCAAGGTGCTCAAGGTGCTCAAGGTTCTAAAGGTATAAAAGTTGTTGGACCACAAGGTCAAAAAGGTGCAACTGGTGCACAAGGTGATCAAGGTATAGGTGATACTGGTCAAAAAGGTGCAACTGGTGCACAAGGTGCTCAAGGTCCTCAAGGTGGATCTGGTTCTGGTGGTGGAGTTGGTCCACAAGGAACGCAAGGCCGTCAAGGTGAACAAGGTCCTGGAGGTAATCAAGGTGACAGAGGAGCAACTGGTCCTGGAGGTAATCAAGGTGCTCAAGGTGCTCAAGGCCCAGGTGGTGTAACAGGTCCTAAAGGTCAAAAAGGTGAATTAGGTGCTCAAGGTGGTCAAGGTGCTAAAGGTAAAACTGGGCCTGATGGTTTAACAGGTCCACAAGGTGCTCAAGGAGACCAAGGTTCAACTGGACCTGGTGGTGCTGCAAGAGGTACTGCTCAAGTAGGACTAACTGGTTCAAAAGGAGCAACTGGTATAAAAGGTATTATAGGTGCTAAAGGTAGACAGGGTGGACAAGGTCCTATAGGTAATCAAGGTGACAGAGGAGCAACTGGTCCTGGAGGTAATCAAGGTGGCATAGGTGCTGTAGGTCCACAAGGTGGTACTGGTGCTCAAGGTGGCGGTGGTGCTCAGGGTCCTAAAGGTGCAACTGGTGCAAAAGGTGCAACTGGTGCAAAAGGAGCAACTGGTGCTAAAGGAGCAACTGGTCCCGTAGGAGATCAAGGTGTTCAAGGTGCTCAAGGTGGCCAAGGTGCTCAAGGTGTCGGTGGTGGTACTGGTGATAAAGGCGCGACTGGTCCTGTAGGTGCTCAGGGTCCTCGAGGAGGATCTGGCGATGGCGGAGGCCAAGGGCCAAGAGGTAATACTGGTGCTCAAGGTGCTCAAGGTGCTCAAGGTGGCCAAGGTGCTCAAGGTGTCGGTGGAGGTACTGGTGATCAAGGCTCAACTGGTCCTCGAGGTGCTGTAGGAGCTCAAGGTCCTGGAGGTAATCAAGGCGGCGGAGGTCCTGTAGGTCCACAAGGTGGTACTGGTGCTCAAGGCGCCGGTGGTGATCAAGGTCCAAGAGGTGCTCAAGGTGAACGTGGTAAAACAGGTGCTCAAGGTGCTCAAGGTGGTATCGGTGCTCAAGGCAGTACTGGTCCACAAGGTCAAAAAGGAGCAACTGGTCCAGGCGGTGATAGAGGTCCACAAGGTCCAACTGGCCCTAAAGGTGCAACTGGTCCAACGGGTGGTACTGGTGGCCAAGGTGCTAAAGGTCAAAAAGGTAATACTGGCCCAGGCGGTCCAAAAGGTCCAACAGGTGCACAAGGTCCTGGCGGTCCAAAAGGTCCAACAGGTGATATAGGTGTACAAGGTGCTCAAGGTGCTAGTGGTGGCCAAGGTCCTACCGGTGCTCAAGGTCCTGGAGGTAATCGAGGTTCTGCTGGTAGTGGTGGTCCACGAGGTAATCAAGGTAGTACTGGTCCACGAGGTAATCAAGGTGGTCAAGGTCCAACAGGTCCAACAGGTGCAAAAGGTGCAAAAGGTGATAGAGGTGCAACTGGCGGAAAAGGTCCAACAGGACCTAAAGGTTTTGGAGGAGAACAAGGTGGAGCTGGTCCACAAGGTGCAACTGGTGCAACTGGTGGTTCTGGTAGAGGTTTAACCGGTCAAAAAGGTGAAAGAGGTTTTGGAGGATCTTCAGGTGGAACAGGTACTAAAGGTCAAAAAGGTGCAACTGGTGCTTACGGTCCAACTGGCCCACCAGGTGGTAGTGGTGGTAGTGGTGGAGATAAATGTCTTCCGTATGGTACACAAATTAAAATGGCTGATGGTACTTACAAGAATGTAGAAGACTTAGTCGTAGGTGATTCTGTACAAGCATATAATATAGATGGCTTAGGAACTGATGAAAATTGGTATGGATGGAGTACAACATCATTTAACGGAACTGCTATGACGGCACAAGTAATGAGTAACCCAAAAGGATCTTATGGTCGATATTTCTTGTTTAACAATACGTTAAAGGCAACTAATGAGCACGCAATACTTATTAAAAGAGCTGGAACTACATCGTTCGAAGCTGCTAGGCATCTTGTTGTAGGAGACCAAATGCTTAACGAGAGTTACCAGTGGGTTGATATAACTACTATAGAAGAAGTACACGAATCTGTTTGGGTAGCTAACCCAGACGTAGAAGATGTAGATAACTATTTTGCTAGTGGATTCTTAGTGCACAACCCTAAAGATGAGTTAAGTAAAGCTCCTGAGGGAAGATCTGATGAAAGACTTAAAAGTGTACAAGGCCTTATTACAAACGCTTTAGCGAAAGTAAAACAAATGGAATCTTATTATTTCTATTCAAATGATTTAGCTGATAGATTCGGTTACGATAGGGTTGAAGATGGTGAACAAAAACCTAGAAGAATTGGTTTAATTGCACAAGAGTTAGCGGCTATTGAGCCCGACCTAGTAGAAGTATTAGAACATCTTCCAAAGGACGAAGGAGAAGACGGTTATTATACAATTAACTATAACCACTTAAATGCATTATTAATTGAAGCGATAAAAGAACTTGAAGCAAGGGCTGCAATCGCTGAGACTCAAGCAGGACTTTAATGTCGTTACTTCTACTTTCTAAAAGAGAAGATACAATAATTACAGCATTCTTAACAGAGGTTGAATGGTATACTCTTCCATTATTAGATTCTGTTTCAGATTATGAATTTAAACAATTCTTAATGTATGAAGACTATTATGCTAGTTTAGGTTATTGTGATTCCCCCTATGGTACTTATGAATTTAAGCTAGATAATACAACAGCAATAGGTAATTCATGCAATCCGGAGATAGTAAAAGATATAGCCATTTCAGTGGCTTCTAAGGATGCGCCCTCTGGAGATATAATATCTAATATAATACATACTAAAGCATGGTGGGGATTGTTTGGAACTAGCCAAACATGTTCTTTTAGACTATCTGAGTGGGATAACACAGGAAAGCTTATATCTAATAATATTAATCGCATAAAATTAAGGTGGATAAATAAACAAATAGAACATTAGTTGTATAACTGTTAAACATTATTTTCCATGGCAAAATATCTATACGATACAAAAGAAAACAACCCACAAGAATATTACTGGTTTAAAACCGCATTAAGTAAAGAAGAAGTTGACAAGGTTATAGCCCTTGCAAGTGAACTCCCAGAAGCAGAAAGAGCTACAACAATTGGCAGCAAAGACGGAGGGTCTACTAGATCTTCAATGGTAAAATGGCTTCCAAAAGATAACGCTGACTGGGATTGGTTATATGAAAGAATGATGACTCTTTCTACAGAAGCAAATGATGCATTATGGGATTTTGATTTAAGAAGTGCATTAGAGTGTATTCAATACACAGAATACTATGCTTCTGAAAACGGACATTATGACTGGCACCAAGATATTGGTCCAGGTGAACTACCATCTAGAAGAAAGGTTTCAATTACTATTCAATTATCTGATAGTAATGATTATGAAGGTGGTGAACTACAACTCTGTACTGGAAGTAATGGTGATGGTGAATTTAGTCATGTTAGAACTTGTGAAAGAGGAGCTGGTGTAGGAGTTTTATTTGCAAGTTATATGATGCATAGAGTAAGTCCAGTTACAAAAGGTACTAGAAAATCTTTGGTACTTTGGGTTGGTGGAGCTCATTACAGATAATATATGAAAGTACTTATTTATACAGGTTACCAAAAGAACGAATGGGATGGTAACACAACTTCAGGAATTGCAGGTTCAGAAATAGCAGTAATTAAAATAGCAGAAGAACTAGTTACTTTTGGTTATGACGTTGTAGTATCTGGTATGGTTAAAAATTCAGGTAATATAAGAGGTGTTGAATATTGTAATCTTAAACATATACATAATAAACACCACGATTCTTTCGATATTATTGTAGGAACTTCTTACGCTCACTTTGCTTTAGAATTTAGAGAGTATAATGCTAAGAAGATATTTTGGGCGCATAATACAGAAGTACACCATTGGTGGAATGGCGTAGAAATAGAAAACGATTTAGTACAGGAAATCATGGATTATGATTCTGATTACTTAGATGCAACAGTCACGTTAACACATTGGCATGCCTGGAAACACCAAGATAATTATAGATGGCTAAAAGAAAATCAGGCTAAGATTGGTAATGGTATTGACAAGTCTACATTTGTAGGACATCCTAAGAAAAAGATTAACTCATTTATATGGTCATCAGCAATTGATAGAGATTTAATAGACCTATTAAAAAACTGGCCTAGAATAAAAGACGTATTATATGATGCTACATTAAATGTTTATTGGCCAGCATATTCTAATGAATATTCACAAATGGAGTGGATTACTGAACATAAAGAAATATTAGAAAATATAGGGGTTACATTCCACGGACCTGTAGATCAAAAAACATTACATAGGGCGATGTTAGAATCTGATTATTGGTGTTACTTAACATCTTATGAAGAGACCTATTGTATTACAGCTTTAGAAATGCAATACGCTAAAGTCTTACCTATAGTTACTAAAGTAGCAGGCTTAAAAGAAACTGTACACTCTGGTATTATACTAGACGATGATGAAACAAAGTGGGATAAATTAATAGAAACATTGAAGAAGTTATCTCCATCTCTTAAAATATTTGCAAAGAATAAAGCACATCGATGGGCAAGTAAACAAACATGGAATCAAAGAGCCTATGTTTGGAAAGAGTTATTTAGGAAACTTATAGATGGTGAACTAGATGTAGATTGGGATGCAGATAAGCATTCATATAATAGACTTAGACAAGAACAAGAAAACGCGAACAATTATGAACATAGATAAAATTTATATAATATCATTAGATAGTCAAGATGCTGAAATGCAGGACAAGACGCTTAATGGTTTACAAGGTTTAAACTTTACAAACCAAACTGGGTATGAAATATTTCCTGCATGGAATGGTGTTGAAAAAGGAGCTCCAGAAGGTTATGCCGCTTATAGTAAATGGAAGCTTGAAGATACATGGAATGACTGGTGGAAAAGAGATGTTATTCCAGGTGAAGTAGGGTGTATGGTATCTCATATTAAAGTATGGGAAAGAATTGTAGCTGAAGGTTTAGAAAGAACTTTAATCTTAGAAGATGACTTTAAAGGTAATGGCGAAGTAGGAGAACTAGATGAACCTACTGTAGATTTTGATATTGCATACCTTGGTAGATGGAAGATTAATAAGAAGGCAGAAGAAGAGTCTGTAGGAGGTAGCTGGGTTACACCAACCGCAAGTTATTGTACACATGCTTATGTAGTTACTTTAGAAGGTGCAAAGAAATTATTAAACAACTATAAGATTAAGCAGAATTTAATTCCGGCTGATGAATTTTTAGCAGCAACTTATTCTACACATAGAAGACCAGATATTGCAGCTTTATTTCCGCCAACATTAACTGCGATAGCTCATGAGTCTGAAAAGTTTATTCAACAGAAAAGAGCGCAAGAAGATTCAACAATTGAACTAGATCCTAAATTAAATCCTAATTTAATGAAAAAACAAACAGAACTAAAAACACCTAAAGAACCATATTTTGAAATATTAGACACAGCGGATTGGGATGCTTGGAAATTAAAATATGTAAATCAATCAATGCTAAAAGGTGAGTATGATTTAATGGTTGATGATATTGGACATAACGTATATGAATTCCCACTATTTACAGAGAAGTTTTGTAAAGAAGCTGTAGCTCTTTCAGAAGCCCTGGACAAGTGGACAATTGATAGACATGAGTTTTATCCTACAAACGATGTTTTATTACAAGACATAAATTTACAAGACGCATATCATCAAGTACTTAAAGAAGTTGTTTATCCTCTTTGTATTCACTTATGGACTTTAGAAGGTAAAGGTTGGAAGGATATGTTTAGCGAAAACTTCCTTGCAAGATATACTACAGATAGACAATCACACCTTTCATTACATCACGACTTTAGCCACGTAACTATGGTGGTTAAATTAAATGATGAATTTGACGGTGGTGGAACATGGTTTCCAAAATATAATTTATTATCAAATCCAGAAAGAGTAGGAGTTGCGACACTTCACCCTGGTATGGTTACACACTTACATGGTGCTAGACCAATTTACGCAGGTAAGAGATACATTTGCGTTTCATTTATGAGAAAAGAAAACTAAGTAACAAAAGATACATGAAAAAAGAAATCACATTTAATAAGATAGTAGGAGATGACGGACACTTAGTCTCTCCAGTATTAAAGAACGGTTGTAAGAATTATTTAATTGATATTGACGGTACAATTACTGACGATGTACCAAACGAAGAACCAGAAAGAATGTCAGTAGTAGAACCATATCAAGGCTCAGTAGAGACTCTTAATAAATGGTTTGACGAAGGACATGTAATTACATTCTTTACTTCAAGAACTGAAGAGGTAAGAGAGATTACAGAAACATGGTTAAATAAACATGGATTCAAATACCATGGCCTACTAATGGAAAAGCCTAGAGGTGGTAATTATCACTGGGTTGATAACCATATTGTCAAAGGTACAAGATATGAAGGCAAATGGGCAGATTTAGTTAGAGAAGAAAGAACTATAGAAGTATTCCCATCCTAAATTCATAGATATATAATCTATGATTATTAAAGATTTCCATACATTCCTTAATGAGGGTTACGGAGGATTGCATAAAGTTATTATGTGCGTATCCACTGAGCTGACTGATTTTAAGTACGTAACTGATAAGTCTTGCTTTGCTAGAAATTATATGCAATTATTTACTAAAGGTAATGAGCCTATGAAGGCTGATATGCCTGTAATTAATTTTTGTAATATCCATACACAAAGACTATTAGATGCAGGTACTCCAAAAGAATTAATCTATAATCCTAAGGAGAAGAAGATGGAAATAGCATCAAAAGTTAAATGGCACGAAACACACAAAGATTCTAAACATGTGCCTAAGACTACATCAGATGCAAAAGATTTAGATCAGTTAGAATTCCCTATTATAGCAAAACCAGATAACAGATATTCTGGACAAGGTATTATTAAAATAGATACTCTCGAAGCAGCTAAAGATATGGACCTTTCTGATTTTGAAGTCTTCAGCGAGAAGATAGACATCGATGAAGAACACAGAATAATGATGTGGAGAGGTGAGCCTGTTATGTGGGTACAAAGAGTACATGGTAACAAGGAGACCAAAGAGATGACAAAAAAGAAAGAAGATAAACTATTGTTTAAATATGTCCTAAAGGATTTATCTAAAATGCCAAAGGAATGGAATGAAGTATTTCAGGAAATGAATGAGGCACATAAAGGTTTAGACATATACTCAATAGACTTAATGGTTGATACTGATGGAAAACCATGGGTAGTAGAAATGTCTTCAGAGTTTGCTCCTCTCTATGGTGTAATGGCATTACTCTACAAAAAAGTCTATCAAGATTATTATGATAAAAAACTACATTCTACTGATGACGCGCAGATAGATATGTACCAGAAGAAAGATATTGACTCGACAATCGGGTTCGATAAAAAAAGATTTAGTAAAGAGTAATGGGTAAAGCAAATATGGCATGTATGCATATAAACATTTGGGTCCATCACATGGACGTAGATCAAATGTTTGATTTCCTTAATGGTAGAATTAAGGAAGCACCTGACTATTATCTAAGTCCAGATAAAGTGCCAAACTCAGTAACTGGCGGCTACGTTTCAGTAGCACTTTCTTTTGAAGCATATTCACTCTTAACCTCAATTAAAGATTGGGAAGCTTCAGACGGTTGGATGGCTTAAAACAACAATTATGAAAAAAGATGAAAGAAAAGATTACTTATTAAACTACAAAGGCAAGAAGTATAAAGCCGATAGTTTAATAGGATTAATCTGGAAGTTCTTAAGAAACAAATAAGACTTCGAACGTATAAGAACTGTCTAGTTAACGCTAGGCAGTTTTTTAGTATAAAAGGATTAAAGATTTAAAGAATGTACACAATAGACGAATTAAAACAAATGATATTCATTGACATTGAGACAGCAACTCAAAAAGAGACGTTTCAAGAGATTATCGATGAGAACCCAGAATTAGAACAATATTGGAACCTAAAGACTATGCAGTTGGTTCAAAAGAATCCGGTGGAATTAGCCGAGTTTGAAGATCCACATAAGATGTTTCCAAGAATGGCTGGTCTAAATCCAGAATGGGGTAGAATTGTTTGTATTTCTATTGGTCAATTACAATTTGACGAAACAGGCTTTCCTAATGGTTTTAAGGCTGTCTCATTCAACGGGACTGATGAAGGTAAGATACTAAAGGACTTTCACGATATGTCCTCTAAGATCATGCAAAAGTACCCAGGGATGAAATGGGTTGGCCACTTCATAAAAGGTTTCGATATGCCTTATATTATTAAAAGATCTTTAATTAACGATGTAAAAGTACCAAGACATTTTCACTTACATAAAATGAAGCCTTGGGAAAACTGTTTACTTGATACAAAAGATGTATGGCAATTCGGAGGATGGGACTCTGCTAAACTAGGACTCATTTCAGAAGTCCTAGGCATCCCCTCTCCAAAAGATGCCATGTCAGGTTCAGAAGTTTCTGAATATTATTGGAATGACAGACACGATGAGATAAAAACTTATTGTGAGAAAGATATTAAGGCTACCGCAAACGTCATATTAAAAATGTCGGGTATGCCAATATGTCACTAAAATTTACTTCAATTTAATAAAACAGTGACACATCGTCACAAAAACAGCTTTGGCATAGTTCTTTCACTATAAGTACTGTGCACGAACGCACAAATAATTTAAAACAAAACATTAAAATTATGTATTTAACAAATTTATCAAAACTAAACAACGGATCATTTCACGACGCATTTGATTCATTCTTTAACTTTCCAACTGCTAGAAAAGATTGGGACACATTAGGAATTACTGGACCAGACTATAAAGTAGGTGAAGATTCTTTAATGGTTAGCCTACCAGGTTTTAGCAAGAAGGATATTAACATTGAAGCTGAAGGTCAAATCTTAACTATCTCTGCTGAAGAGAAAGAAGATGGCTTTGCAAAATCTTTTACTAAGCAATTTAGATTTCCAAATGAAACAGATATGGATTCACTTTATGCTACAATGAAAGATGGTATCTTAAAACTTAGCTTTAAGACATCTAATAACAAGAAGACAATCTCTATCAAATAAGATAGAGATTTCTTCAAAATAGTTGCCGAAATATTTTTTTATGTCAGATATTTTTCGTATATTAGTACTGTAATTAAAAACAATACAAACTATGTCAACAAAAAATCTATTAGAAGAAGCTAAATATCACTACTTCGCCGGCTATTCACAATCAAGAGTAGTAGACTTTGTGTATGAAAATGCAAAGACTGACGCTCAAGCTACTAACGTACTTAGAAAAATATTCGGATAATGAATAAAGACGGATTTAATATAGACGATTACTTAAACGATCCAGAGTTTGAAAACAAACTAGAAAACTATCGTGAAAAAATGATTCTCGAAGCTATCGAGCACAATTATCAAAACATTGTAAAGAATGGATTAAGTGCTTGGCATCTACGAGAAATGACTCAAACAGAGCTAACTGGGCTAAAAGAAACACTAATTTATATGACAAAACACTTCATTGACCTAGAGGAATATGAGAAGTGTCAAGTGCTTCAAAACGAGCTAGAAAAGATCGAAGAGATATTAGTTAGCGTTTAAAAAGATATATAATAGACGCACATCCACTTAACGGAAGTGCGGGCCCCCGAAATGAACCCGTCGAAGACCTAGTGTTTTCGCGGGTTTTTTTATTGAAAATATTATGATGATATATAATCTATGAAGTATATTTTGACATTAGAAAAGTATCAGGCATACTCAGATTTCAAAAGAAACTGGGGTTCTCCAGTAGAAATGAGAGAAGACGTAGAGTTCTGTCTTGGTAGACTACTACCTAAAGAAGATATGATAAAATCTATTGACGATCAGTCTGCAGATAAAGGTATTAAATTCTTTGTAGAGTTAGAGTCAGGTGATTACATTCACATGTATAAAACGTCTGCATATAGAATGCAACCTGAAGGATGGGAGTACTACTTTAATAAAAAGAAGATGAGATACCAAGAATTAAAGAATAAACTAGAAGAAGACTTTATGTCAAAGCTAGAGACGTTCTTAAAGTATTTTAAATCTTATGACTTTTATGCACAGTATATTGATGATGGTAGACAATGGAAGAGAGCTACTCAAAATAACAAGTGGATTCAAGACGCATATAAAAATCTGTCTAACAATGAAAAGAGACAGGCTAAAAAAGAAATAGTAAAACACTTTAAATCTAAAGAGCTTAAACCTCAAGTAGATCAGGTGTTTCCAAATTAAAATAGAAGAACATGAATAGAATTCCTAATTTATCAGAATTTGTTAACGAGGCTAATGCTTTCGCTGCTAAAGTAGAATATGTAAAACCAGCACTATCAAGAGCTGCTGATATTGTAGCTAAATTTGTCAATAAGAAAACTGGTTTAAAGTTTTTAAAATTCCCATTTGCACATACAGCAAATATTGATGGGCAAGATAATGTTGGAGTAATGTTTTACTCTGCTAAAGGTAAAGAGGCTTTTAGAGTTTCAGAGAATACATCTGGTGCTGCTGGAATTATCGGTTCATTACAATATTTTTCTAATGCTGAAAACCCAGTTGCTGATTTTAGTTTAGAAGCAGGTACTCACAAGATTCCAGTAATTAAATTACTACATGAGTTTGTTAAACTAGTCAACGAGAAAGATTATTATTCAGAAGTTATTGCTGAGTCTTTAGAAGTTAACGAGGCTAAAACAAGAGCCCTATCAACTGCAGAATTAAAAGAAGTAAATGATAAACTAGGTGCTGGCGATTCAGTAAGATCTATTGCATTAGCATTAGAAGTACCTTATAGACAAATTTCTAGAATTAAGAAAGGTGTTAGTGTAAAACCAGTTGATTCTCCTGCTGTTGCGCAGAATGATGCAACACTTAATGACAAAGTAAAATACTTAGAAGAAACAATGGAAGACATTTACCAGATCTCAAGAAGAGTTGGTGCAGGTGCTTTCAATTCTTTATTCATATCTGGTAGAGCTGGTACTGGTAAAACTTACAATGTTGAAAGAGCACTTAAAGATGAAGGTCTAGTAGAAGACCAAGACTATGTTTTAGTTTCTGGTGCGGCATCTGTAATTATGATGTACAAAAAGTTCTATCAATATAGAAATGGTACTTTAGTATTTGATGATTGTGATGCAGTATTTAGAGATGAGAATGGTAGAAACTTAATGAAGGCTGCGTTAGATACAAAAGCTATCAGAAAGATTTCATACCTAAAGAAAACAAAAGCAGTTTACGATCCTAAAGATGTAACTCCAGAAGAAGAGTTTAACTTATTAGAAGCAGGTGTTGTACCTAACTCATTTGAATTTGCAGGTAGAGTTATTTTTATCTCTAACCTACAAAAAGATAAAGCAGATCCAGATGGAGCAATCAGATCTAGATCGATCTTAATCGATGTTAATCCTGATGATTCAACTCTTATGGAAAGAATGAAAAAGTTATTACCTCACTTAGAACCTACTGATATGGCGATGAAAGATAAAGAGGAAATATATGAATTCATGAAGCAGGCAAAAGATGTATCAATGAGAACATTTGTAAAAGCTGCAGGATTTAAAATGGCAGGCCTTCCTAACTGGAAGCGTATGGCTGAAAGATACCTATAAGACTATGAAGTATATAAAACTATTTGAAGACTTCGCTAGTGATAATCCAGATCTAGAAAGGTCAAGACAATTCCAAGGTAGTGTAGAAGATTTACATGCATGGATGAGTCGTAAAGCAAAGGAGACAGGTCACTCAGGTGAAACAAATCCATATAAAGATACTATAATGGTAAATGGCCCGCATAAAGGAGAGAAGGATAAGTCAATGCCTTATCAAGATTTCCAAAATGGTAAGTCAGACTTAATTAAGAATAGACATGGACGACAAGATAGCTAAAGATATAGCAAAACAACTTAAAAGAATTGCTGACGCAATGGAAGCATCGAACAAGCGAGAGACTGTAGCTGAGAAACGTAAAGCTAAATTAGAGTCTTTACAAGTTCGTGAAATAAGAAACTCTAAAACTGAAATTGAGTGAGCCACTACCAAACCTTAGGTGTAGATAAATCGGCAACTCAAGCAGAAATAAAGAAAGCTTATAGAAAACTTAGTATGCAACACCACCCTGATAAAGGTGGTAACGAAGATAAGTTTAAAGAAATTGCAGATGCATATAACGTAGTTGGTGATGAAACAAAGCGCCAACAATATGATACTGTACAAGAAAATCCATTTGCCAATTTTAATAATATGGGTGGAATGGATGGAAACTTTTCAGATCTATTCAATCAATTCTTTCGTGGCAATGGTGGTCCATTTCAACAACAGCAGTCTAAGGGTAACGATATAAGAGTACAATTACACATTTCTTTTAGTGAAGCGTTCTACGGTGTTACAAAGAACTTTAACGTAAACGGTGAACATATTACAATCCATCTTAAGCCAGGCGCTAAAACTGGACAGAGGCTAGTTGTGCATGGAAAAGGTAGCCCACATCCATTTAATTCTCAATTGCCTAGTGGTAATGTTATTATAGAGATTTCAGTAGAACTAAATGTTGAGAATATAATAGATGAAAAAAACAATATATGGCGAGAATATAGCCTGCCATGGTTTGACATTATGAAAGGTACAAAGATAACTATCAATAGTTTAGATGGTCCTCTTGCGGTTATGATTCCTAAACATAGCCAACCTGGAAAAGTACTAAGACTTAAAAATAAAGGATGGCCAGATTATCAATCTGGAATACGCGGTAATTTAATGCTAAAATTAAATCCTAGCTACCCTGACTTAAACGAGGAACAACTCGAATATATAAGTAAAGTACATAAAATACATAATGGAAACATTTAGAAATAATAATAGACGAAATAAAAAAGATTTTTATGCAGCAATAGAAGGTTTGCTCGTAAATAATAAGTCTATGTTTTTTACGGTTCTTTACAATGCTATGATGGAACATCCAGCATACGTTTTATTATCTGACATGCCTAAAGAGCGTAAGTTTGAAATCTTAGAAGATATGTTAGAATATTACGAATCGCAAGAATCTTATGAAAAATGTGCTAAATTAATTAAGATGAAACAGAGTATCAATTTAATAGATCCTGAACAAAAAAGTAATATATGCTAATAGTAAAGTTAGAAAAGAAAGTAAACATAGAAAAGGCTTTAAGAAAATTAAAGACTAAAGTAATCAAAACTAAGCAACTTAAAAAACTTAGAGACGGTAAGCACTTTACTAAACCTTCAGCAAAAAAGAGACTTCAAAAGCAAAAAGCGGTATATCTTCAAAAGAAGTCTGATTCTGAAAACCAAGATTAACAAAGTATTTTAATATACTAATAATTTTAGCACTACATATCGTAATGTGTGCAAGTCTTCACAAATATATAAGTTATCAGAAAAAGAATAATAAAAGCTATGAGCGGATTTATTTCAAGTTCAGATAAAGATAGCCTAATGAGAGCTAGCTATTATCAAATTACAAGGAACTTTACCAAGACGGTAAATAGGTTTGTAGCATTTAAGGATGAAGATAAATTAATTGAAATTCCTCATGGCATCGGACAGCGTTCAAAGTTTGTTGATTTAATGATTAGATATTTTGAAACACTGGAAGAGTATGAAAAGTGTAATAAGCTACTTAAATTAAAAGAGCTTGTACTGATGGCCGGGGACTAAAAATAAATAAACTATGGCAAGAACCTCTAGAGCAGCATCGATCGCTGCAGGTATTAAACAAATAAGACTTAGAAACGGACAACGTGACTATGTACAAACAATAGCTAAAAATGATATAACATTTTGCTATGGACCTGCAGGAACCTCGAAAACATTTACAGCATGTTACAGTGCTTTACAAATGTTGCAGAATAAAGAGATTAAAGAAATCATATTATGTAAGCCAATCCAAGAAGCTGGAGAAAAGCTTGGTCATTTACCAGGCGGGATTGAAGATAAAGTCGATCCATATATGAAATCATACAAATCCAATCTAGTTAAAATTATCGGTCATGAATTGACTGAGACTCTATTTGAAAAAAAGATAATTAGATTTGAACCATTAGCATATATGAGAGGTGATACTTTTGATGATGCACTTATGGTTTTAGATGAAGCTCAAAACGCTAACTTTAAACAACTAATGCTATTCGTAACCAGAATGGGAAAGGATAGTAAAGTTGTAGTTACTGGAGATGTCAGTCAAGCAGACATCCAAGCATCGCAAGTTAGCCTACCTGATTTTATTGAACTTATACAAGATGTAAAAGGAGTAGGTACTCACATCTTTACAGAGAAAGATATTGTTAGGGCTAAAATATTACAGGAGGTTGTAGTCCGCTACGACAAATGGAAAATCCAGAACAACATAAAGTAAAACTTAGAAAGGCCACATACGATGACCTTGAAAGTATTTGCGATATTTACACTCAAGCATTTAAGGGTATAACTACGCCATCGACTAGACAATGGTGGAATATTCTAGATAATAAAGATATTGTATATTATGTAGTTGAGCAAAATGGCTACGTAGTAGGAGCGGCTTCAATTATTATTATTAATAAACTTTTAAGAGGTGGCAATAGAGTTGGCTTAATCGAAGATGTGGCAGTATCTAAATTTGCTGGCTCGAGAGGTATTGGCACAATGTTAGTTGAAAAATTAAAAGACATAGCAATAGAGCGTGGGTGTTACAAAGTAATACTTAATTGTGCTGAAGAGAATATAGACTTCTATAAAAAATGTGACTTCTATCAGAATGAAGTACAAATGAGATGGGATAGACCTGTAGAACTAGGACCAAAAGCTAGAAACAAAGGACTCTTTTAAGGTATAACTGTTAAACAAGTTTACCTATGTCTAAAATCATTTTATTAAAGCACAGTCACACTGGTAATCCTCAAACTATTGAGGTGGGTGTAGATGAAGCTGGTAGAGGCGCACTCGCAGGACCAGTAACTGTAGCGGCATGTATTATGCCTTACGGATTCCAACATGAACTTATTAAAGATTCTAAGATCCTGAAAGAAGATGAGAGGGTTGCAGCACGCCAACTAGTCTTAGATAACTGTTTAGCATACTCCATTCAACATATCGATGTAGAGCAAATAGAAAACACTAACATTTTAAAGGCTACCTTAGAAGGCATGAGAAGGGCTCTTGAGGCTACTGCAAAAGAACAAGATTTTGACTTCGTTCTAATTGATGGAGATCAATTCCACGGTTTTGACGGTAAACCTTTTGAAACTGTAGTTGGTGGAGATAATATCTACACAAGTATCGCGGCTGCTAGTATCTTAGCTAAAACAGAAAGAGATAATTATATGCGAAGCCTAGAAGGTGGTAATGTATATGGTTGGGGTTCTAACAAAGGCTATGGTACAAAACAACATATTACTGCAATTAAAGAAGCAGGACCAACAGAACATCACAGAGATTCATTCATCTCACATTTATTAACCACTACAAGTCAATTATTTTGAGAGGCCTAATATTAGGAATTGCATGTTTTTTAGTAGGTCAGACCTTAATCTGGTTTCAGACT